AACGAATATTATAGACAATTTCCCCGTACAGAACAACACGCTTTTAGAGACGAAGCTAAACAATCTATATTTAACCTAACAAAAATATATCAGCAAATTGATTTTAACGAGGAGTTAAACAATAAGCAAATGGTGACTACCGGAAGTTTTCAATGGGAAGGAGGGATTAAAGACACAAGAGTTATATTCTATCCAAATAAAAACGGCAGATTTAAAATATCGTGGATACCAGAACAATCGCTTCAAAACAACATAATATTAAAACGAGGTAATAAATATCCAGGAAATGAGCATATAGGTGCTTTTGGATGTGATAGCTATGACATTAGCGGTACTGTTGGGGGCGGCGGAAGTAACGGGGCATTATCTGGATTGACTAAGTTTTCAATGAGTGATGCACCCCCTAACTATTTCTTTCTTGAATATATTGCAAGACCTTCAACGGCAGAAATGTTTTTTGAAGATGTATTAATGGCTATTGTGTTTTATGGTATGCCAATATTATGTGAAAATAACAAACCCAGATTACTTTATTATTTAAAGCGTCGTGGTTATAGAGGCTATTCTATGAATAGACCTGACAAAAGTATAAATAAGTATCTGTATCTGAAAGGGAAGTTGGGGGCATACCTAATTCAAGTGAAGACGTTAAGCAAGCGCATGCCGCTGCTATTGAAACTTATATAGAAGATTTTGTAGGCGAGAAAGAAGACGGATATGGAAATATGTATTTTCAGCGTACATTAGAAGACTGGGCTAAGTTTGATATAAATAATAGGACAAAGTTTGATGCATCTATTAGCACAGGTTTAGCACTTATGGCTTGCAATAAACATAGGTACAGACCAACAAACGAAACGAAAAAGAAGTCTTTTGACTTAGGATTTAAAAAATACAATAACAAAGGGAATTTTTCCAAAATAATTAAGTAGATGAAAATAAGCACAAGCTATAATAGTTCGTTTCCAGATCAGGTGGTACCAGATGAAGAAAAAGCAACTATTGAATATGGTTTACAAGTTTCTAGAGCTATTGAGCAAGAATGGTTTTCATTTGGAGGCAGTACTTCAAATAGATTCAATTTAAACTACAAAACTTTTAACCTGTTAAGGCTATACGCCCGAGGTGAGCAACCTATGGATAAGTATAAGAATGAATTAGCGGTTAACGGAGATTTGTCTTATATGAACATAGACTGGACACCTGTTCCGGTGTTAACTAAATTTTCTAATATTGTTTGCAATGGTATATCTCAAAAAGAGTTTGATCTTAACGCTTATGCTCAGGATCCAGAATCTATAGCTAAAAGAACAAGACAACAGGAAGCTATATTGTATGATATGACCATGCAACAAGATATTGCTGTAGCTGCTCAAGTGTTTGGAAAAGATATATCTAAGTCAGGTATGGACGATCAGCAATTACCTGATACTCCAGAAGAGCTAGAATTGTTTATGCAGCTAAAGCCTAAAATGGCTATTGAAATAGCCGAAGAGGAAGCTATAAATACCGTGTTAGATCAAAACAAATTTGATAACATAAAAGAAAGAGTGGATCAAGACCTTGTAAATATAGGTATTGGTATAACTAAAACATCGTTTAATAAGTCACAAGGTTTAGTAGTTGACTATGTAGATCCCGCAAAATGTGTTTGGTCATATACAGAAGATCCCTATTTTAGCGATTTATATTATTTCGGAGAAGTAAAACAAATAACACTATCAGAACTTAAAAAGGAATTTCCTAATGTAAGTGATAGCGATTTAGAAAGAATACAATCAAGCCCAATCAACGGATCCAACGTTACGGGGTTTATGAATAACGATAGAGATACGGTTCAAGTATTATATTTTGAATATAAAACTTATATGAATCAAGTATTTAAAATCAAAAGAACAGACACAGGCCTAGAAAAAGCTATCGAGAAAACGGACGAGTTTAATCCGCCCCCTAATGATAATTTTGAAAGAGTATCAAGATCAATAGAAGTGTTATATCAAGGAGCTAAAGTAATGAACACTGATATAATGCTTAGATGGGAATTAGCAGAGAACATGACTCGCCCTATGGCGGACACAACTAAAGTTGTTATGAGTTATGCGGCTGCAGCTCCTAGAATGTACAAAGGTAAAATACAATCACTTATAAGTAAGTGTATAGGCTTTGCTGATATTATTAACTTAACAAACTTAAAGCTCCAACAAGTATTATCTAAGATGGTGCCAGATGGTGTGTACTTAGACGTAGATGGTTTAGCAGAAGTTGATTTAGGTAATGGCACAACATATAACCCGGCAGAAGCGCTTAATATGTACTTTCAAACTGGTTCGGTTGTAGGTAGATCCCTTACGCAAGAAGGGGATATGAATAGAGGTAAAATACCTATTCAAGAACTACAAACAGGTAGTGGATCAAGTAAAATACAATCTTTAATTGCAGCATATAATTATAACCTGCAGATGATTAGAGACGTAACCGGATTAAATGAGGCGCGAGATGGTAGCCAACCAGATGCTAATGCTTTAGTAGGCTTGCAAAAGATAGCGGCTAACGCATCCAATACTGCTACGAATCATATATTAAAAGCATCTTTATTCTTAACGCTTAGGACAGCAGAAATAATATCTTTAAAGTTAACAGATGTGATAGCTAACCCGCTAACTGAAAATTCTCTTAAAAATTCAATATCAGCAACAAACGTTGAAACGTTAAGAGAGTTAGCAAATTCAAACTTATATGATTTTGGCATAATGCTAGAGTTAGAACCCGATGATGAAGAAAAAGCTGAATTAACAAACAATATTAATACATCGTTGCAGCAAGGGGGTATAGATATTGAAGATGCAATTGATATTAGAAATATCAAAAACATACAGCTAGCTAATCAAATGCTAAAATTAAAGCGTCAGAAAAAACAGCAAGCAGCACAACAAGCTCAAGCTGCTCAAGCGCAAGCACAAGCACAAGCAAACGCTCAGGCTCAAGAACAGATTGCAATGCAGGAAGTTCAAAAGCAACAAGCACTGACAGCTGAGAAAATAGCAATAGAAAAAGCTAAAGCTGATTTTGAAATACAAAGAATGCAAATGGAAGCTCAAATGAAAGAAATGCTTATGGCAAAAGAGTTTGAGTATAACATGCAGTTATCGCAAGGGAAAGTACAAGCTGAGCAGGGCAAATTAGCTGAAGCTGAAGATCGTAAAGACAAGCGAACAAAAATGCAAGCTACACAGCAAAGCGAAATGATACAGCAAAGACAAACAGATGGAATGCCTAAGAACTTTGAGTCACAAGGCAATGACGTTATGGGTAGCTTTGATTTAAGCTCATTTGAACCTAGCTAGAATTATTTAAACAATTATATATTATTTTATGGAAAAAACAGAAGGAACTTTTAAGATCCAACAAAAGAAAAAGCCGGAGGTCGTACAGACAGATGATCAAAAGCGAGCGGCTATTAAAGAGCCATTAATTGATACTAGTGCAGATATACCTAAGGTTACGCTAAAGAAAAAAAGCACAGAACCAGATATAGCTAAAGTGGTTATACCTTCAGGACCTGCAGGGGTTGTTGAAGAAGTTGTAGAGGAAACACCTACATTAACGGAAGTTACCAAAGAAGAGGTTGCTGTAGAAACACCCGTAGCTAAAACTGCTCCAATACAACCAACATTACCTGAAAATATTGAGAAGTTAGTTAACTTCATGCAGGATACAGGCGGAGACATACAGGACTATGTGAGATTAAACACAAATTACGACGATGTTGATAAAAACGTGCTCGTAAAAGAATATTATAAAAACACTAAGCCGCATCTTAGCGCTGAGGAGATTGATTTTGTTATCGATGATAACTTTGCATTCGACGAAGACATAGATGAGGATAACGAAATACGCAAGAAAAAGATTGCGTATAAAGAAGAAGTTGCAAAAGCTAAACAGTTTTTGGAAGAGACTAAGAACAAATACTATGATGACATCAAGTTGAGGTCTACCGGTAGTTCTAATCAAACCGAAGCAGAAAGCTTTTTCAATAGATTCAAGGAGAATGAGGCGCAAGCCTCCAAAAACCAAGAAATATTTAGAGCAAACACAAGCAAATTATTTTCACAGGACTTCGAAGGTTTCGATTTTAATGTAGGAGATAAGACGTTTAGAATGAGTGTTCCAAATGCGGAAAAGGTGTCCGAAAGACAGCAGGATATAGGCAATTTCATCAATAAGTTTACTGGTGATAGCGGAGTTCTGGAAGATACAGCAGGTTATCACAAAGCTTTATATGCGGCAAGCAACCCTGACAAAATGGCAAACCATTTTTATGAGCAAGGTAAAGCTGATGCAATTAGAGAGATAACTAATAAGTCAAATAACGTATCAACGGAAGCCCGCCAGGCTGCTCCAAAAGGAGATGTCAAGCTAGGTAAATGGACAATAAAAGGTGTAAGCGACGGAAATTCTTCAAAATTAAAAATTAAGAAATTTTAAAATAATTAAAAAATGGCAATAACACCAGAATTTGGGAGTTTAATCCCAACACAAACCACGCAAGCACTTGCGACAAACTATTTACAATGGAACAACAACGGCGGAGCCGCTGGAATTCCTGACAATTTTGCTGACTTTGCTCAGCAGTACTTACCAGAAGTATACGAAGCTGAAGTAGAGCGTTATGGAAACAGAACGTTAAACGGATTCTTACGTATGGTAGGAGCAGAAATGCCAATGTCTTCTGATCAGGTTATTTGGTCTGAACAAAACAGATTGCATATATCTTATGACGGTGTAGAACAAACATCTACTGGTACTACTTCAGTTATTGAGGTTAACCCAGCCGCTACTGCAGGAGTGCAAAATGTAATTTCTGTAAACGATACAGTAGTAGTTTTAGATCCAGCAGGGTTAGAAGCTAAAGGTATCGTAACTGCATCTACACTTGGAGCTGCAGGAACAATTACTGTTCAGCCTTTTGCGGGTACTTCTTTGACAACTCAAGGATTTGCTCTTACTGGATTGAAAGTATTTGTTTACGGATCTGATTACTCTAAAGGAACTAGCTTAGAAGCTGGTGGCCCTGGTAACTCAGCTGCACGTAATTCTATCAACCCAGTAATGACTCAGTTTGTTAACTCACCAATCATTATTAGAGATCAGTTCGTTGTATCTGGTTCTGATACTGCACAAATCGGATGGGTAAACGTTGCAACTGAGGATGGAACTGACGGATACCTTTGGTATTTAAAAGCTGCATCTGAAACTAAATTACGTTTCGACGATTATTTAGAAATGGCAATGGTAGAAGGAGAACTTAATCAAGTAACTGCTACACAATTAACTCAGCCAGGAACTCAAGGTTTATTTGCAGCTATTGCTGACAGAGGGAACATTGAAACTGGATTTACTGCAGCGAATGGTTTAGCTGAATTTGATAACATTCTTAAGAACCTTGATAGTCAGGGAGCGATTGAAGAAAACATGTTATTTAATAACAGACAAACTTCTCTTGACTTCGATGACATGCTAGCGGGATTATCTGCTGGAGCAAATGGAGGAGTTGCTTATGGTTTATTTGAGAACTCTTCGGACATGGCACTAAACTTAGGGTTTACAGGCTTCCGTAGAGGTTCTTACGATTTCTATAAGACTGATTGGAAATACTTAAATGATGCGTCCACTCGTGGTGCTATCGATGGAGTATCTTCTATTGAAGGTGTTATGGTACCAGCTGGAACTTCAACTGTTTACGATCAAATTTTAGGAACTAATATTCGTCGTCCATTTTTGCACGTACGATACAGAGCTTCTCAAACTGATGACAGAAGAATGAAGCAATGGGTAACTGGATCAGTAGGTGGAGCACAGTCTTCAACTCTTGATGCAATGGAAATTAACTTCTTATCAGAAAGATGTTTAATTACTCAAGGAGCTAATAACTTCGTATTATTCAAAGGAATCTAAGGATTTCAA